TCGCTGACATAACAAATGGCAACGGTGACTTATTTATCTCGATGGAATACCAAACATCAGCTTAACAATTATTCCCAGTGGATTCTGGGATGGAGAAACAACAATGGCATTAATTAAAAATGTAGTAGTAGACAAGATTGAAGTGCTTGAAAATGGCTCTATTCAAGTTCGGGAAAAAACCGAGATCCTTGAAGACGGTAACGTGCTTTCCTCGTCTTTCCATAGGCACGTTATCGTTCCTGGTGACGACTATTCTGGCGAGCCTTCAAGGGTTCGGGAAATCGCCGCTGCTGTACACACGCAGCCTGTAATTGACTTGTATCTGGCTAACTTGGAGACGGCACAATGATTGACTTAGGAAACGTAACAATTGACGGGGTAAATGAATCCCTTATCCGCGACAATGTTGCAGGTGTTGATGTTGACCTACTGGACCGCGCCATTGAGCAACTGGTAGCGCCTTATCGTTCCGCAACACTAGGCAAGGCTCGCACCAAGTGGACAGAGGTTGCACATACTGAAACCGTCCCTGCTTACAATGACGATGACGCCATGATTGATTGGTACGTTGGTCGGGATGATTACAAGGACGCTGACGCTGTTGAAGCCGAACGAGTGGAAGCCGAGCGACAAGCCAAGATTGCTGCTATTGATGAGCAAATATTTGATCTACAAGGCAAGCTCGCAGCGGTTCAGGCCAATCTTGACCACGAGTTGACTGACCCAGAGTCGGGGCAGGTTGAAAGTCTCCAAGCCCAAGTAGCTGACATTGAAACCGAAATTGCGCAGAAAGAAGCGGAGAAGGCAGCACTATGAGCAACGAGACACTAAACATCATTTGGCAGATTCTAAACAGCGACCTGCCCGTTCCTGTTAAGGAGGTAGAGGCAGTAGCAAAGGCCAAGCAGGAGTTTGCTGAATTCGCGAAGTCCGAACAAGAATCAGTAGAATAAAAGGAGCACGATCATGTTCGGAAATGGAGAACCAACCGCAATCAAAGGAATAATCACGGGCATATCGACTGTAACCGTGTGGGGGATTAACCTGAACGTGGAAGAGGTTTCTTTCTGGTTCACCATAATGGCTGATCTAGGAGTATTTGCTGGCGGTGTTACTACCGTAGCTCTGGGGATCAAGTCTTGGCGAGAAAGTAAAGACAAGAAATGAGTCACTTTGTAGATCAAACTCTCTTAATGGAGCCTGTTGATAAAGGCTGGAGGCTTCTGTCTTCGTTTAGGTATTACAGCAGCACATTAGACAAGACTATTACTGTTCCTCATGGGTTCTTCACTGATCTAGCAAGTGTCCCCAGAGTAATGAGATGGTTAGTACCTGTAGCTAACGCAAAGAATCGTAAGGCTGCAATTGTCCACGACTATTTATGTTGTGAGGCGATACAGAAAATGTACGGCATAGATCAGCGAATGGCAGACAAGATATTCAGAGAAGCTCTAGCTGTTTGTAACGTACACCCTATAGGTCAGTGGGTTATGTGGACGCCTGTACGGGCTTATCAGTGGGTAAGGGGGTTATTTAAATGATAAGAGTTTTGTTTGGTTTAGTTATTCTTTTTACGTTTGTGGGCTGTAGTTCTTTCAATGCTAAACAAATAGGTGAAAAGGCTAGAGAAGCTGAAGAGGCTTTATGTCCTCTACAAACAGCTAGAAACATTGACGCTACTATAGATAATCTTTTTTCTTTAGTTCCAATTATTGCATGGAACCCAGTTTGCCAGGAAGAGTAATGAAAGTTATAGAGTTTCCTATAAACAAGATGGACTCTATTGCCGAACAAGCAGATGCAGAGCTTTATGAGTGGTGCTTAGAAAAGATAGAGCAAGGATTAGACCCAGTATATTTAGTAGGGATTTTGCAATACAACGCTCACTATATGCTGACTAACACGGTTGAGGAAGACTAATGTCTATTACTGTTGAGTCATTAGCAATCGAAGAGGGATAGGAATGAGTTATACAGCACAACAAGGCCAAGACATTCTTAACCAGTATGGCGGTAATGTCTATGCTATTTCTCAGGACTACGGCATCCCTGTAGACGAGATCAATAACTTCATAGACTTCTACGGGCTGTCTTACACTGCCCCCGAACCCATTCAGGTCATTGACCCTGTTATTACGGTAGACCCACTTGACTTCTACGGGCTAGAGCCTTACATACCACCTCCGGAGCCTGCTTACGAGCCTCTTGGGACTAACGTGGTGGATGTGAGCGCAAATCCTTTATTGGATAACCCGCTACTGGGTGGCAATATCACCATAGACGAGCCAACTGGCCCATCTACTGATGTACCCAACCAGCCAACAGATTCCGCTACACCAACGACAGATGGTAGCGGCACAGGTTCATACCAGCCCCCAACAGGGCTAGACCCAATAGGTGGCACTGCCTCGGCGTTATTTAACCCTGACGCCTTTCTAGGCTTCTTCCCGCAGCTTAGATTATTTGCTGGGCTTGTTGACGCATTGGGATTGTTTAGCGGAGGTGGCTTGCAAGAGACACCGCAGACTACCGAGGGCGCTATACAGCTTTTACAGAGTCAGAGAGAGCAGCTTGAGCAGCAGACTGAGAGCGGGCTGGAGGATACTGAGGGAGCCTTTGCTGAAAGCGAGGAAATGCAGAATGAAATTGATAGTGCCATTAAGGTTTTGTACGGTAATCTTGCCGAGGAACGCGGACTACCCGAGGGCTTTGTGCGCGATGAGCAAGGCTTTCTTAGAGACACGGCTCGTGGTGCTTACTGGATACTGAATGACAGCGGTGCGCTAATGGAGACGACTCCTCCACTGGTTCCAGTCCCAATGCATGATACTACAGGCGGTCAGTCTGGCGGGGAACAGTCGGGCGGAAGCACAACTGATACGGGAACTGATACCCAAACTAATACCCAAACTGACACTACAGGCACGGGAGCCTCCACAGGAGATGCTGGAGGTCAGACAGGTAGCGCTACAGGGGGTGATACAGGAGGGGACGTAGTAGACCCAGAACACCCTTGGACTTATCAGGGTAACGGTGTTTTTACGCACGATGTAACAGGAGATAGCGTTACTGTTGACGGTGTTGCTGAAAATGAGCAATACGTTGTTGGGGAGAACTACGGCTCCGCCAACGACTATGTGATATACGACTCAGAGGGCAATCCAGTCTCCGAGACAGAGCAAGGCGAAGATGGCACTTGGCGGGTTATTACAGGCCCAGCAGGTCCGGCAGGGCAAGATGGAGCAGATGGTCGGGACGGGATAGATGGGGCTAAAGGAGATAAAGGCGACAAGGGAGATACGGGCGCAACAGGAGCAACAGGAGCAACAGGCGCAAAGGGCGATAAGGGGGACAAGGGAGATATAGGAGCTACTGGCCCACAAGGCGAAATAGGCCCGCAGGGTGAAATAGGCCCTATAGGCCCGCAAGGTGAGCAAGGTATTCAAGGAGAAAAAGGTGATATAGGAGCCACTGGCCCACAAGGTGATATAGGGCCACAAGGAGATATAGGCCCTATAGGCCCTATAGGCCCTATAGGCCCTATAGGCCCGCAAGGTGAAATAGGGCCACAGGGTGAAATAGGGCCACAGGGCATTCAGGGCGAACAAGGTATACAAGGAATTCAAGGTATACAAGGAATTCAAGGTAAACAAGGTGAACCTGGTAAGTCTGGACTTATTATGATGCTTGCTCAACAAGCTCCAATTACTGAACAAATGTTTTCAAGAGAATTGTTTGAGCCAAAACTTAAAGAATTAAATAACGTAGCGCAGGCTTTAGGAATGCTTCAATCTATAGGAAGGCGATTCTAATGACATACTTAGACTTAATTAATAACGTCCTCCGCAGATTAAGAGAGGATACAGTAGATACCGTTAATGGTACAGACTACTCATCCTTGATTGGCGACCTAGTTAATGACGCTAAAAAGATAGTTGAGAACTCTTTTGACTGGACTGCTTTAAGGGATTCTATAACTGTTAACACTGTAAGTGGTACAGATACCTACTCACTTACGGGTAGTGGTGACTTGGCTGTTATAAAAGACGTAATGAACACTACGTCTAAAAGATTTATGCACCTTAGAAGTAAAGAATACTTTAATAACGTAACCTACAACACTACACCACAATCAGGTTCTCCTGATTATTTTACATTTGTAGGGACGGATTCTAATAGAGATTTAAAGGTTCAAGTTTATCCAAAGCCTGATGCGGCATACGCTTTAAGGTTTGATGTTGTTAAACCACAGACTGATTTGACTACTGATTCGGATAGTTTATTAGCACCTACTAACCCAGTGATTCAATTAGCATACGCTATGGCTTTGAGGGAAAGGGGTGAGACTGGAGGTCAGAGTGCAGCAGAACAATTCGCTGTGGCCTCTACTGCTTTATCTGACGCTATTGCATTTGACGCTAACAGATATCCTTCTGAGTTAACCTTTCAGGTACGATAATGGCCCAGAAACTACAAAGCATAACTATTACGGCTCCGGGGTTTGCGGGTTTAAACACTCAAGATGCCCCGTTAGCTCAAGACCCTACCTTTGCGTCAGTTGCAGATAACTGCATTATTGATAAAGAGGGACGGGTTGCTGCGCGTAAAGGTTATTCTATGGTGTCTACCAATGGAGCTTCCGTGTTAGGAAGTTCTTTAGGAATAGAGGCAGTACACCAATTTAGAGATTCAGGCGGGAATGTAAAAGTATTCTCTGCTGGGAACAGTTTAATATTCTCAGGCACTACTACTTTAGTTGATGAGACTCCTGGATCTTATACTGTATCTAATAATAACTGGAAGATAGTTAACTTTAATGACAAGGCTTATTTCTTTCAAAGAAGTCAGGAGCCTTTAGTCTATTCTAATGCCGCTGCTGCTGTTGAGAAGATGTCCTCTCATTCTGGCTCTGCTGGCACACCTCCCCAAGGTAACGAAGTTTTAGCGGGTTTTGGTAGGCTTTGGGTGGCTGACTTTGCCACAGATAAGTCTACTATTTACTGGAGTGATTTATTAGATGGGACTGTTTGGACTGGTGGTTCTTCAGGATCTATAGACGTATCTAAGGTTTGGCCTAATGGGTACGATGAGATTGTAGCTTTATCTGCTCATAATGGATTCTTAGTTATCTTTGGTAAGGACGCTATTCTTATTTACGAAGGCGCTGATTCTCCTTCTACTATGACCCTAGCGGATACCATATCTAACATAGGTTGTGTATCTAGGGATGCTGTTGCATCTACTGGTAAAGACTTAATCTTTTTAGACCGTTCAGGCGTAAGAAGTCTGGCAAGAACCATTCAGGAAAAGTCCTCACCTATTGGGGACATATCTAAGAACGTAAATAATGACGTTAAGAATCTGGTAGTCAGTGAAACAGGTAATATTTCATTACATTACTCTGCTAAAGAAGCGTTTATTCTTGTTAACTTTCCGTCCCTTGAAGCGGTTTATGTCTTTGATACTAGATTTCCTTTGCAAGATGGCTCGTATAGAGCAACCACTTGGTCTAGCATCGCGCCACTATGTTTTACTAATCTGGTGGATGACACTATTTATATTGGTAATGCAGATGGTATCGCTAAGTATGATACTTATCAGGACAACACAGGTTCCTATCAGCTAAGTTACTTTTCCCATCCTCTATCATTTGGGGATAGCTCCGTACTTAAATTTCTAAAGAAGGTTAATTTAACTACCTTTGATGGAGCGGAGGCTACAGTCGTACTGAACTGGGCCTATGACTACTTAAATTCTTATAAGAAACAGGCATACGTCTTACCTGCTAACAACGCAGCCCAATACAATATTTCAGAATACAACACTGAAGCTGAGTATTCTTCTTCATTGAATTTAATTAACAGGCAGAAGATAAATACTTCTGGTTCTGGTGCTGTCGTATCCGTAGGAGTAGAGACTACAGTAGATGGTAAGTCCATAGCTATACAACAATTTAATATTCATGCACTACTTGGAAGGATTGTCTAATGACTGATTACACGAAGACAACTAACTTTGCCGCCAAGGATGCCCTGGTGTCAGGAAATCCTGCTAAAGTGGTGAAGGGAACTGAAGTGAACACCGAATTTGATAACATAGCAACTGCGGTAGCTACTAAGGCTAATTTAGCTGCCCCGACATTTACAGGGACTACAACTGCTGCTGACCTCACAGTGACAGGGACATTTACTGGCACTATTGATGGAGGGACTTACTAATGGCTTGGTACGATAATTTAGCAAGCGAGATAGGTAGCTTCTTAGGAAGTAATGCCGCTGGACTTATAGGAGCTATAGGTCAGGGCGCTTTAACAGAAGACGCTATCCAGGATATTGGGCAGGCTCGCCAAGAAGCTAACATATTTTTTGGAGGACAACCTGACCTGCCTACTTATGAAGGCGGCTTATTAGGCGAAGTGGCAAGACAGTCTCAGTTCAAACCATTTACTGTCACAGGGACTAATGTATTTGGTCAGCCTTCCGCTGCCACTATATCCCAAACAGGTACTGAGCTAGCTCTAAGCCCTGAAGAAGCTGCATTACAAAGGTCTTTGACTGGATTTGGACAGGGTGCTTTTGACTTCCTGGGCGACCCTATGGCTAGAGGTCAGGAGCAAACCAATATTATTGGTATGTTAACTCAAGATCCTACCCAAAGAGCAGGCAGAGAAGCTGACATATTCCAAAGACTAGAGGCTATGCAGGCTCCTGAAAGAGAAAGAGCCAAACTTCAGTTAGAAGAAAGACTCTTTGGTCAGGGTAGGGGTGGTGTCCGTACTTCTATGTTTGGTGGCACTCCTGAACAGCTAGCCCTTAGCAAAGCCATTGAAGAACAGCGCGCTAGGTCTGCGGTATCTGCTATGGAACAGGCCCGTGCTGAGCAAGCCCTACAGTCTCAACAGACCCTACAGGGTTTGGGTGAGTTTAGAGGTAGAATGGGCCTATTAGGTCAGCTTGGATTACAGGCTATACCAACGGCTTACACCCCTCAGCAGGAGTTACTGAGGACATTAACTCCACAACTGGAGGCTTCACGCCTAGCATCCTCTTTACAAGCCACTGGGCTAGGTTTAGGGGCTGGTTTGGCAGAATCTGCAATAGAGTCCCAGTTAGGATTTGAGGCTCTTAGAAACGCTCTGAGACAGCAGCAGTATCAAGGT